TCTGATTTGCCAATTGAAACGCATACCAATCTGCTCATGTGGCTTAACTTTAGCACCGATACCATCCGGTGCAGTTCCTAAGTCCTCAATGAACATACAGTTCTTAGCGACTTCATCCCATAGGTCAACCGCAGTAATTAGAACTGAGTGTAGTTTTGGCTTGTCACCGGGTCGAGCCGCCCAATCAACAAGTGTTTGTCCTATCTTCATTACGCGTCTGTGTGTTGCTGGATAGTCGATTGCTTCACGAATCTCTCCGTCTTCATCGAATGTTTCAAACATTACATTTGGATTCAAGCAGCGGATGTTGTTAGCGTATTCTCGGTGATGAGTTACGCGTGTAGTTTGTCCTCCACCATCAAAGTCTAGTACAAAGATTACATCTCCGCGCTTCTTTGATTCTTCATCCATGCTGTCGAGAACGATGCCGGTTTTACCGACACCTTCGGGTCCGATTAATCCACAGAAAATCATGTTGTTAGGTACAGTTTCACCTGCGTTAACTATCTCATCCCATACCGATTGGGCGATTGGTTTACTGTGGCTTTGCTTTTCTTCAGTCAATCCTTCCGGTACAGTTTGTTTCAACTGTCCTTCGTATTCAACTTCTGCATCGTTTACTTGGGCTTGTAGGTCTTTTAGGTTAGGCATTATTTCACTCTCCATATTGGCTTGTTGAAGTTACGCCTCCCTCACCTGCTGGAATTGCTAGGCGAGGGACTGCGAATACTCCGAATGTCTTGATTGCTGGTTGTGGTCCATCATCAGTTACGCGCACACTCAATCGTCCAAAGACAATGACTGTTGACTTGACTGCGTATGGTTTCCAACCTTCATCGGTTGCAACTTCAAATGGATGGCCTTCGTCACCTAGTAGTCCATGAATGTAGCATGGTAGGTTTTGGCGCATTCCACCGTTGAATGTTCTCATTAAGTCAAAGGAACTGATGCTCATTGAATAGTCATGACCGATAGGGTCCCACTCAGATTCACGCGCTTCCTTTCTCATGTCGCTTACTTTACCACGAACAAAGACTAGAGGACCAACAGGGTTGTAGCCCGGAATAACTTCTTGCTTTGTTTCAAATACTTCAGCAAGTAGTGAAAGGTCTTTGACATAGTTACTAGATTCGGGAATCAACTTGTCCGGTCTGATTACCGCTTGTAGTGGGTCATCAACGAAATCGTTACCGAACTTGATTGCACCCGGTAGCGCAAATGCATTGTAAGTGTCAGCCCATTCCGGCTTAACATTCGCTGATTGAGCGCGCACCTTGAGAGTGCATTCGCTGAACAGTTGTGGTACGAACCAATTGTCGGGGTCTGATGATGTAACAGTAATTCTCAACAAGCGTTGGTCGTCTAGGAAATTGTCTTTCTCATTACCAAAGAAGTAGTATGTACGTTGCCATCGGTAAGGTGTGATAGGTTCACCGTAGCGACTCCATTCGGGGTTGTTTTGTAAGATAGCGAGTTTAAGCCCGTTCTCTTCATACAAGAACCACGGTGTTTCATCTGCTGGTTCATCAGTTTTAACTTGCTCTTCACCCTTATCTAGCATCCATACACCATCTTCTGTGTACGCGCGTGCTACAAGTCCGAGTTGCATCGCTCCATCTAAGTTCTCCATCGCTGCTTGAACTGCTGGTTCGCGCTTTCTCTGTTGACCATCTCTCATCTTAGGGTCGACTCCGACAAAGTAACCGACAAGTTCGGTTGCGTTTGCTGATGATGTACCGGACATCACTCTTCTTTCGACTACAAATGTTTCCGCGGCATCAATCAAGAAGTCATCTTCTTCGTTAGAGAAGTCGTCAACTCCAAGTTCCATCTTTAGGTATGTGAAAAAATCCCCTGTGGCATCGTCAAGCGTCTTGTTGTGCTTTTCCGCCCACCACTTTAGGCGTTCCTCAACATCCGGGTGTAGTCCCGCGTTGTTATCTGTACTGCTGGCTTCGTTTTGGTTTAGGTTCGGCATATCATTGTCCTCCTGTGTTGTTGTCTTGGTCGCATAAGGCCGCTACAAAATAGTCGATAAACGACTCATCTGATAGGGGCCATTGGTGCATCTTCATTACGAAATTACCCCATACGACCAAGAAGGCATATAAACTTTGGGAGTCTAACCCAATCGTTTTCACATGTTCGTGGATTTTATACATCATGTGATGTAGTGTTGACCCACCTTTACTGAGTTCTAGCATAGACTTGTGAACTTCAATCCAATCTCCGGCTGAAATGTCTAGTGCTAGTGAATCAAAATTAGTTTGATTATCTTGAATTATCATACCACTTTCGATATGATTACCAATCGCGCGAAGGTCACCATTGTAGTATGAATGCAATACTGCAAGGTCATCGTGGGGAGCCATACCTGTCCTATAAAGTAATAGTTCGGCATACGCGCGTATCTGATTTAGGGAATATGGTTTGAATCTGAACTGTACGCAGCGAGATTTGATAGCGGATATTATTGATGAATCATCATTGCAAGTGAGAATCCACCAGCAGTTACTTTTCTCCATCATACGCTTCAAGGCTTCTTGCGCTTGTTTTGTCATACCTTCAAACTCATCTAGCAGAATGAGTCTTTGGTTCCAAAGAGAACTGCTGTATGCAGTTTCCTTTATCTTGTTCCTTACCGCATCTATACCTCTTTCATCAGAAGCATTGTACTCAATCAAGTCAAGCCCTAGATGATGTGCAATGATGTATGCGGCAGTTGTTTTTCCTAGACCCGGCCCACCGCTGAATAGTAATCTTTGGGGGCTATCACCATTCCATTCATCGAGATAGAATAGCGGGTTGCTTGGGTCGTCGTGTCCTATGTAGTCTTCAATTGTTTTCGGCTCAAATGGCATCGTCGGATTCCTCCATCCACCGGACAGGATTGGACGCGGCCCTTATAAGGGGTCGAACCAGCGTGCCTCTTTTTCTCGATATTATCGTATTATTATCATAATAAAAATAAATAATTATTATTATAATAATAATAGTATATTCTTGATAATAGAATCCAACAAGCGCAGAAGTGGAACTTCATCTATTATCTATCATGTCGATGATTTCCTCTATCTTTTCATGCGTAGGGTTTCGTTTCTTGTATTCCATTAGCCGAATCATCTTCAGCATATTCGCAGCGTCATACACATGTTCCTTGACGGGAGTGAGTATTCGTATGACTTGCTGAATCAGTTCGGGGTCTTTGATGATTCGTGCGTTCACACCTTTCGTGGATAGCCACATGTTGAGGGCCGGTTCATCCTTTCGGCTCACCAGCACACGCCTCTCCACCCTGTAACCTATTCGTGTATTGGGTGCGAAATGCACGCTGATTTGAAAGCGGCAATCTCTCGCCAGCCATCCGAGAAAGAAGGAGTCGTCATCCATTCACTCACCTCTCTCCAACAAGTCACCGATTTGAATAGCATCTGATTGTCCAAGCGTGGTATCTATTCGGGTAAGATATGGTGCGCGCATCTTCTTCTCATCATGGTCGTAGCCTAGTGAATGGAATATGCCAACTAGACCTTCGTCTATATCCATCATGCCTTGAGCGTCATACAGTCTTGTTAATCTGTCCGGTATGTCATCTGCTTTGACATACGCATATCCCACAGGGTATGGGTCAAATCCATCTAGCGCGGCAATCTTAATTCGTATTCCTTCTCCTTCTCTGAACCCACCGAGTATGATTAGCGGGATGTCAAATGTTCTTCTTGGCACAACAAAACCTCCTATCGCCCCACTATGAAAGTAAGGTCGGTCACCATCTATCAGACGCAGCGTTTCCCCCTGCTCTAATGATTGGACTATTGCTCTCAGATGTGCGCGGTCTTCCACTTCTTTTGGATTACGGGCGCGCTCACTTCTATCTTGTTTCCACATTTCGGGATTCGTTTCAGTGTGAAGGAACTCGACTATGTTATCTTCACTGTCGATTTCACAGACGCAATCATATGAAACTGAAAGAATAGGGTTACGGACCACCGCGCACGCGTCTGAATTAAAACAATAGACGGCATCTCCCCTTCGATGCGCGTAGTAATGTTTTCCTTTTACGATGATGTAATGAGTATTCTTGAAAGGTAGCGACCATTTATTCCAACGGGAATATCTTGGTGCTTTGAATGGGTATGTGGGTTGAATTGTGTATTCAACGGGAAGAGTTTCGTTTAGCGCACGCTGAATTACTTCACCTGCTGGCATGATGGAACGCATCTTTTGCAGATGTCTTGTATCATATTTCGTAACGGTTGCTACTGCGCTCATAATTCGTCTGTAATTGAGAGAAGTGCGACCAAAAGCGTAGCCCCAAAACAACATAGCCGCTAACCTAGAGATTGACTTGAAAAGAATATCAGCATTCAATTCGCCTTTGATAATCATGTCTTTCATTTCAACAGCCTGTCTTAGCGTGATAGACTGTTCGACATCTGATGGAGATTCGCTTGCAAGAAGCGCGGGCATCTCTTCTTCGTCCATGAGTGACCTGTACTCTTCGGGGAACAGACCATAAGATTCGGCTAGCATGGATATTACATGATGACCTTTGATAGAAGTTCGTGGTGTTGCGCAACATATCGTTATGATTTCGTGTGCGTCTATGGTATTCGTCTTGAACAATTCGGCTAGTATGCTCTTGTCTTTCGGCTCAGTTTGTGCAGCATATACTGCGCTCGCTAAGTCCTCAAACAACATCATTCTTCCTCAGATTTGATAGAGTTATCATAGAAGATTAAGCCACGCAAATGTGGAGGAACCACTTCGCCCATATATTCGCTTGGCATAACATATACAGAACCTTCAGTCATTTTCGTAAGCAACCCGCCTTTGTCAACGATGTCTATGATTTCGTGCCTCTCCATCACAGTGTCGCCTTTCCATGAAAAGAATAATTGGTCACCCGCAAGTAAATGATAGTCCATTGGACTTACCTCGACTTGGTGTTGCACACCTTCGTCATCGAGAGTCTTGATAAGAACGCGCCACGCTTCTTGTGCGTCGTCAAGCAGAAGCCATTCGGGTTCGTGTAGGTCGAAATTGACTAGCGGTATTCCGCTTGTAGGACAAGTCCACTCTTCCGCGCTCTTCTGCGCTGCTGCTTGAGGGTCGTAAATCAATTCGGCCCCGTCTGAGACTAACTCGATACCTATTTTTCCACAGACTTTCTCTATCCTTTGTAGCGGCATTACCGATGCTGGACTCGCCTTCGTGATAATTAATTGCGTATCGCTATCTTTGCGTATAACCGCGTCAGCAATACCCCAAGTATCACCAATAGCCATGCGTTCTATGTGTTCTTGCGTCCATTGAATATCATCATCGGTTGGTTCCCATTTATCCTCAATCATTTTCCTCACTCCTAAACCATCGGAACTTCATACAGCAGCGCGCTGGTACTAAAACCATGTCACGCTTTTTCGTATGGAGTGCGATTTGATGTGGGTCTATTTGGTCGCCGCATGAACATACAACGATGTCACCGAGAAGATGCGATACATAATCGAAGCCGTCGATTACATAGTCGTTACCGTCACTCGTCCTTATCGAGATACCTTTCAGACTCGCTAAATCTCCGTCCGGTTTGATTAAGTCACCACTGTCTGTAAAATCAGCGACGGTGATGTTGTACTTTTTCGGCACATTCACCCCGAAGCGCGAAAAGCCTTTTAACTTTGTTCTGAGAAAAGCGGCATCATCTCGTATATCTTGTCTGTGTAATCACAGTGAATCTCAATCTTGTGAAAGACACCCCACGGTACAGTGCGATAGATTATCATGTCAACAAGTTCGCCTTTGTGTGTACCACAAGGACATTTGTCTGTCGGTATTATGATTACTTCAAAGTCTTCAGTCTTCGTTGCCGCGCTCATTGTTCCAACTCCCATTTGTAAAATACCAATGCTTGTATCAACGGCCAATGAAGGGGCGTTGATGGTTCATTGATTATTGTCATCTCTCCACAAAACTCACCGTTAATGCTGTGCGGGTGTGGTTTTTTGATACCATATTCTTTGAAAGTACCTTGATTAAACTTGTTACCGCATGTCAAGCATTCACATAATCTGTATTCACTCATAGATGAACACCTGCCATTCTCGCTGGTATAACTTCGTTTATGTTGCACTTGTCGCAAGCGTCGCCGCCTTGACTCAGCATATGTCCTGTGCCTTCAAACCACTCTT